CCATTCAATATCACCGTGAGGGGATGGCCAGATGGGTTAGAACCGAACGCTTTAAAGAAGACACCTACATAATCAAGTACTGGGTAGATGACTTCTGTAAGGATTCCTCGTACAATTCGTAATTGACGTTCCGAGTACCCGGCTTTCTCGCATATATACTCCAGAATACGCGCAGCTCGACTAGTGACTTCAGGACAAATAGTCTTGTCATATGCCTTGTAATCACCAGCAAAAGTACGTTCTTCCGGATTTTCTGCTAGAAAATCCCTCAATGTGTCCCACTCAACAGAGTGGGAGTTAATGCCGACAGCCATTTCAAAGATTGTCGGCTCCTCTTGAATCAACCGTACAACGGGAAGCAAATATTTCCGCACAAGTAGGAGGTATGCCACCTCACCACTGTTAAAAACGCGGATCTTATCTTTTCCGTACTTAACGGCCTCATCTTTGAGGCAAGCCCTGAAATGTGTGTGGATACGTTCACCACTTGCCAAAACCTCCTCAAAACGCTCAACCTCCCGTTTAAACTGAGGATCTTCAAAATCGTAAGCCTCATTTATACCAGGATATTGCTCACCTATTGGAACCAGAAAGTTCTTCTTTGGTTTACAAATGGGAGGACCCATAGAGGTATCCTTATCAATGGCATTATACGACGCAATTCCAGCGTAACCATTAATATTGTACTCCCATGGAAGGGGTTTGACAATTGACAGCCATTCAGGATCACTGTCAATTTTCTGATCCAGCATACAAAGAAAATCTCGCGTAGCATAATCCATAATTCTCGGGGAAAATTCAGTGCGAGGGTGCACAGTCAGAGACATATCCCGCTGGGGATGTTTCCAAATATGCTTGTTGCTGGGGGGGCCATGTTGTTTGGGGATGTTCATGATTTCATCAACATCATCGGAAATCATGGTCTTGCAGACACGAGATTTAAACCGAATTGTGTCGGTGGTATGGCATCCCATATATTCCAATGAAGGTTGGCGACCTCCTTCATCTTCTTCCATGAAATTGACACAATGCTGACGTCGCGGAACGACGTTCATATTATGAACAAATCCATATTTGTCGGGATTGAAAACCCCCGTGGAGTGACATTGCAATGTCCACCCCATTGAGTCAAGTTGTTTC